ATGGAGGTAGCCATCCATATAACTGCCGCCCGTAGGACGGTAAGCTCCTCTATGGAATCCCCCGTTAGCTATACGAACGGCGTCAGCCATCCCCTCGATAAATGCTCTAAATTCCCTGTTCGTTCCATAGGAACCTATCCCCTGGGGTTCCTGTTGGTAAACATGGGTTAGCTCATGCAACAAGACTCCTCGAATTTCAAAATAAACCTTCGCCGCATCATCATCTTTAAACAACCCCTCAATATGGCGCGTGCTGCAGGAAATGGCAACCTCTCCATTTCCTCCCCATTTGCAGGCAACGCCATCGGTATCCTCCAGCATGAAACGCAAATGGTGGACAGGAACAATACATTCTTCAGGACTCTCATACAACGTATGGAGAACAATACGGGACAACTGATGGATATAAACCTCCGTATCTGGAATCAATCGGTGAAAAATGCGGGAACCTTTACTATGCGGAGCCTTATCATCGAATGAAACGCGGCCCAAAGAAAAATTCCTCCAGATTATATCCGAATCCTCATCCAGAACAATGGCTGAGGCATCTTTTTCCGTCTTATGCTCCGGAGCTTCCGGAATACATGAAAATATCCCCATGAACAAGCACAAACATAACCCGGAAACCAGACAATATCTTTTCATATTCGTCCAATAATACTTCCCGTCATTTCTCCTCTATCAGCCAAAAACCAACTTCCTCCGTCAAAATATTGCATTCAACAAAAAACACAAAAATCCATCTTTCATTCTTCAGCAACAAATACCCTTATTTCAATATATCTCCCTCCCTTAATAAAACAACGATTCGTATTTAAATATGTCAAACATACATAAAAACTTCAATTCACGCGCCCGTGTGGGTGCGACTCCCGTCGTAGTTGACAGACCGGGAAATCAACGTGTTTCAATTCACGCACCCGTGAGGGTGCGACAGCCGTTTTTTGCGCCCTCCCCACGGCAAGCACGGTTTCAATTCACGCACCCGTGAGGGTGCGACAGTTGTAGTCGCCGCGATAATCCATTTCAAACTCGTTTCAATTCACGCACCCGTGAGGGTGCGACCTCCAGCACATCGGACACACGCCCATCCCTGCTGTTTCAATTCACGCACCCGTGAGGGTGCGACCATGTTTTATGGATACGCCCACCTCCAATACATCGTTTCAATTCACGCACCCGTGAGGGTGCGACCAGGGATGTTTTTATCGTCCCGCGCCTGTTTCAGGTTTCAATTCACGCACCCGTGAGGGTGCGACGGACACGGGAGAGGGGGACGATGAGAAGGACACAGTTTCAATTCACGCACCCGTGAGGGTGCGACTTGGTGAATTAAAGGCTATCATCGACGGAAAGGAGTTTCAATTCACGCACCCGTGAGGGTGCGACGACGGACCGGGGGCTGGACGATGACGAAGACCCGGTTTCAATTCACGCACCCGTGAGGGTGCGACCGGGTTTACTGTGTAACGCGCCAAGACATCTGATAGAACTACGACAAGTATCTTATATAACTTGTCTGTCTGCCAGCTCCGTGCAGGGGGTCTGCATCGACTCTGCCTCCCCCTTACAAGCGGCCAGCAGGTCACCCCAATCCACCGTCTCGTCGTCCTCCCTGACCACACCCTCCCGGAGCATCCTCTCCCTGGCGTCGGCCAGCAGGTGCATCACCCTGGCCCGCTCGCTGGCGGGTTGATCGGGCATGCGGGGGCTGCCGGTAATCACCACGGCAAACCTGGCCGCGTAACTCTCGGCGCTTACCGTGCGGCTGGGCCAGCACCAGGCCGTCCATACACTCCACGGGGAACGTTTGCGCCATGGCTCATCAATGCGGCACAATGTTGCCGGAACCCTGGCCAACACCTCCCGTCCAATCGTCCAATCTTCCGGAGCGCGGTCATCCAGGAGCGTCCAATCCATCTCCCGATAAAGACGTCTGGCTATCCAGCCTCTCAATGCGTACAAACACCCGAATACCCGCCAGTCTCCATTGACAAAATCTCCGGAGGTATACATCTGGCACCAGGGGCGCTGCTCCATCCAGCGCAGCCAGCCGCCATCCAGCAGAGCCGTATCACAGTCGACCTTGACCAGGATGTCGTCATCCTCCGCCTCCCGGCACATCTCGGAAAGCATGCCCCGGATGCAGTCAGGCCCGCGCAGGTTGCCGTGACGCTCCCAGGAAGACTGCACATACTCCGCGCCCATGCTCCGGAGAGCCTCCGCCGTCTCCTCCTGTACCGGGCTGGACGCATCGTCCACCACCGTTACGCTGGCACAGGGTACGGACATCCGGGCGCACCGCATGCAAGCCACCGCCTCAGCGGCGTCTCCGGAATACGAAAAAATAAAGATTCTGATCATACTATTATATATAGGGTAAAATTTAGATGGCGGGGCCGTATGGATAAAAAGTGCCGTGATTAAGCGGAATCTGGATGGTGCCCAGCATGTGCTGGTAAACCTCCTTGTCCTGCACCGTCGCAATGTGGAATGAATAGGAAAACTCTTCCGACTCGTCTGCCAACTCGTCCGAGAGTATGAGAGGGTTGACCGTGCCCTGCTCATACATGATCGACGTGCCGGTCAGTTTCCCCTTGCCGTTGAATTTGACGTCCAGCCAAATTTCCCCTCCCGTGAATCCCTCCTTGGTGAACCAGCCGGAGGTGTCGTCTCCGGGAGTCTGTCCAATGTACACTCCCTGGAGCATCAGCTTGCCGCGCCGCATCCGGAAGCCGGTAACCTCGGTGTTATCGTCATTCCAGTCCAGCTCCACCTGCAAATCATAGATGGGAGGCTTGTCGGGAGCCTCCGTCCAGATCATCTCCCCTGCCGGTCCCAGGGTCGGAGCGTCCGGGGACTTGTATGCCTCATCGTCATATTGCAGGGTCAGCATAGGATTGTCCTGCTGCTGGTCCTGATCCAGAGTCTCCTGGCCGGATGCCAGCTGTTGAATGCGGTCCACCATATCCTGGAGGGACAGATGCGCCGGAACTCCGGTGTTGATACTGGTGGACTCTCCGGCCATATCAACGGCCACCCCCTGCACGACGGTGGCCATATCCCGGTACTCCTGTCGCGCTCCGGTAATGGACAGGCGGCAACCGGCCAGAGTGGCAGGAGACAATGCCCGCAGGGAGTTGACGCTGCCCTCCCAGGGCGTGGAGCGGGTGATCTCATAATAATCCCGGAGGATGGAGGAGTAGTCGGGCCAATCCGTGGAGGAGGACGGCGGAGCGCCTCCGCCGCTGGAAGGGGGATTGCTGCCGTCATCCCCTCCGGATTCTCCGGACTTGCTGGCCCGGTAGCGCATGCGGCTCTTGTTGATGGTGCGTCCCTGCCAGCGCAGCCAGTTGTACCAGCGCGTCTTGCCGTCCACCTGTTTGGTGTGCGGGAACAGCATCTCGCACCCCCTGGGAGGCCGGGTGTCCGTGTACAGGTACTGTTTCAGCTCCACGTAGCACCACTTGATTGTCTTGCAGACCTCGCTCAACTGGCCGCTTACATGCTCATAGGCCTGCGCCGACTCCGCCGTGGAATAATTGCTCATGTCGGTGCCGTCCACGCCGGCCACAACAGATTTTTTAATGGCTCCCAGCTGCAGTCCCGAAACGGATGACAGCTGGGATACCTTGCTGAACCACCATTTCCTGGCGTTTGAATCCGTACCGGCCGGCAGTTTGACGCCGCGCACCTCGACAATCGGCTTGGTAAAATCCCAGACGGGAGACTCGCTGCCGACGGGAGACTCATCATCCGTCGATGATGTAGATGACATGGCCACCTGGGTAGTGACGCATCCCTCCTGGCGCAGGCTGGCCCCCCTGGGCCAGACCTGGGACCGGCAAGCCTGCCGTCCGGCCGTCAGGACGACGCCCACGGCCGGGGGCACCAGATCCGGCCGTGGAGAAAGCGAGATGGAAGAGAGGCAGTCTTGCGCCCGGTCCAGCGTGACCACGGGCAACCCGGCCCCGTCGGCCACCCTGATCACAGGGGAAGAGCCGGAGTAATCGACCCAGCATACCATGCCGGGACGGCCCGCCAGCAGCTTGCGGAGCACTCCGGCATACATGTCGCAGCCAAGCGCCGTGTCCCACATCCATGCCGAGGGAGACACGGTCACATCAATACCGACTCCGGCGGGGAGGAGTCCGTACTTGCGGGCATCCTCCAGCGCCCACCGCACCGTGCCGGCAATCTTGATTTTACGCGGAGCGTCCGCGCCGCTGCCGCCGCTGACCTCGGTATAGGCGGATACGCCGCCTCTCAACGTACCCCCAGGGTTGAAACACAAGGCCGCCTCCAAAGGCTGGAGGATATCGCAAGCCTCAATGGACCATCGCCAGGCGTCGCCGGACTGCTCCAGGGAACACTTGCGTATCGTGCCCTCCAGGATGGTCACGCCATCCCATACCACGCGCACCTCCTCCTTGTACGTATAGGGAGCCCCCTCATCCTGATCCCAGGACAGCTGCTGCCAGGTCACCCTGGCAGCGGTAAAGTTGCTCCACTCGTACTTGGCTCCCTTGATGGCCCGGTTTATCAGCTCTACAACTCTCATAGGGGGGATGTGATCATCAGCGTCCAAATCTGGCGCGGGACTGGAGAGTGGCCACCTCCCGCTCTATCTTGCTCAACCGCTCATTATGCTGGGAGGACTGCGAGGCTGATTGCTTGGCAATGGCGATAAACTGCTGCATGACGTCCAGGATGCTTCCGCTGGTATCTCCCTGGCCAAACATCTGCCGGGTAAACTCCCCGATCATAGAGCTGTAGTCCTGGCCTGCTGCAGGCTGGGGAGCGGGCTGCGGATGAGGTTGAGGAGACTGGGCACCGGCGCGGATCCGCGAACGCACCTCCTCCTCGGCGTCCAGATCGCGGCCCTCCGGAGTGACGCGCCGGGGCCTGGCCGGCTGCGGTCTGGACATGGCCGTCAGGATGCGGCCCAGCTCGCCCTGGACCAGCTCCCTGACCAGGGAGACGACACGCTGGCCGGCGGCATCGTCCGCGTTGATGCGCATGCTCAACGCCTCCAGCTGCCTGACGGTAGCATCATTGAGGACGCCGTACTTGGCTACGTCCTTGAGCATGGCCACGATTTTGGAGGCGGCTCCATCTTTGGGCAGGCTGGGGGTGATGTCGGCCAGGCTGTCCAGCTTGCCCTTGAACCGGCTTGCCTCCAGGTCCTTGCGCTCCAGTGGAGTAAGCAGGTTGCGCTCTCCGGAGGCGGCCCTGGAATATCCCTTGATCATGTCGTCCACCATCCACTTGACCTTGGCCTGCAGCTCCCTGGGCAGTCCCTTGAGAGCCTCGTCGCGCATTTGGGCCAGACGCGCGGAGTCCTGCTCGGACATATAGCCGGCATCGGCCATGTGCTGCCCTTCTTTCAGCAGGCGCTTGAGTCTGGGGGTCTCGCGGTCTTTGTAATCCTGCCCGGCAGTAAGCTGGTCGTAGTGCTCGCGCCAGCGATCCTGGACCTTTTTGCGCTGGCTGGCCAGCTCGGCGAGGTCTTTCTGACGGCGTTCGTCGGCGGCCACGGCGCTGGCCTGGTCGGCCTTGGCGGCGGCGATTGCCGCCTCCTTGGAGTTAATTTCCTTCTGGTACTGCAGGAGTTGCTGCTGGGTCGTGACGTTGGACTCGTCCAGTTTAAGCTGATCCTCAGCATTTTTAAGGCGTTCTTTCCGAGTTATTGTGCTGGTTTCGTGTTCCTTGATAGCATTAGAGATGTCCTCAGTCATCTGCATGCTACCGGCGTTATCAGCCGAGTACAGCTTGAGAGGATTACTGTTACGGTAGTAAGCCTCTATAACCTCTACCTTGGCGTCCGCATCGGCAATGTATTGGGCAAGGTCTTTATTCCGTTGGAGACGTTGCAGTGTCTCATCTATTTTATCCTGAGCCTCTTTGGCTATGCGTGGGTTACTGAGACCCTCGCTGGTGCGCAGGGATATGGCATCCCGCAGCTCTTGCTCAAGCTTTGTGATATTTTGCTCTCTCTGTGCAGTACGCTCCGGATTATGATAAGCCTCGGCATCCCTCTTGTATTGGCGGTACTCCTCTGGAGTCACACCCGCATAAGGAGACTTGGCCGCCTGCTCCTGCTCAGCCTTGATCTGGGCCACCTGTTTGGCCGTCTCGTCGCGGGCCTGGATGGCTGCATCCAGCATGATCTGCTGACGATCCTCGCGTGACTTGGCAGCGGATTTGGCCTCGGAGGCGTCCAGGTCAGCCATCAGGGCGGCAGCCGTTTCTTTGCTGATTTCCCCTCTGATCTCGCGGGTCTTGACAATGGTGCGCTGCAGTTCCAGCTCCTTCTGGCGGAGGGCATCCACATGGTCCACCTCCGCCGTGCGGTTGACGGCCAACTGGCCGATGAGCTGGATGCGCTGGGTGTAAAGGTCGTTGATGGCCGTGATTTTGCGCTGCTCCTCGTCGTAGATGCGCTCGCGTTTGGCATTGGTCAGCGCGTCAGTATAAGCCTGCTCGCGCGCGGCGGCCTCCCTGGCCAGCCGGTCTTTAAGTTCCCGCGCCCGTTTGACGGCAGCCTTGTCCACGCCCTCAATGTATTTTTCCCAGCCGTCCAGGATGGCCTGCCCCCAAGCTACGCCCCGGCCGTAGGCAGCCTCCAGCTCGTTGGGGATGTTGAACGTCGCCTGTACCTTGGCCTTGAGGTCGCCCAGTCCAGCCGCTGCTTTCCTGGTTCCCTTCTCCATTTTGCGCCCGGCTGCCTCTCCCTTGCTTCCTGCCTTGTCCATCTCATCGCCGGTGGCTCTGGCCGTCTGTCCAACCTTACTGACGGCCTCCTGCAGCCCCTCTGCAGCGTCGCTGGTCTTATCCAGAGCCTCGGCGGTCTCCTCGGCGGCATCCGTCACCTCTTCCAGATTGGAGGCGGCGGAGTCGTCGGAGAGTTCCTCGTTGACCTGCTTGGCCGTCCTGCGGACCTTGTCCAGCCCCTTGTTGACCTGATCCAGTCCCCGCGTGTCGGCCTTGGCCTCCACACCTACCTGTACCTTGTAATCCTTGTCTGCCATGGTGATATGATAGTTATTAGTTAAAGTTTATAGATGGTTAAGAAATGTCTCCCGTCAGAGTAAGGGATGCCTGCAGAGCGGCCCAGGCCTTGCCCTCCATGCCGGGGAGACGTATGTCCTCCGGACGGCGTCCCAGGCTCGGAGCGGCCGGTCCGAGATCGTGCTCGCTCGTGAGAGGCAGGGGCTGGGCAAGATCCACCGTAGCGTGATAGGTCCTGGTCCGGCCCGGCCGTCCCCGGTAGTAGCAGGACAACCAGGTAACGACTCCCTCCGGATGGAGGGTGAGCGTTTCCTGGAGGTCGAGCCCCCAGGCACGGGCGCGTCCGAACGTCGTAAATGCCCGCACGACCGTAAATGACATTTGCAGGGAGGCGTTGCCCCTTGCCGCCTGGTGCATCCAGGGGCTGCCGATGACGGACTCGCGCTGAATCTGGACGGAGGGCTTGATCTCCACCAGCTCCGCCATCACGTCGTCGTACTGGCACAGCACGATATCCCGGAGTCCGTCCGGACGGTAAATGACCGTATCGAGAGACAGATAGTGCATGATTAGTAATGAAAAATTAGTGATTAACGATTGGATGCCCTCGTGAAATAGAGGAAAAACTCCACGGCGGCGGGATCCGTGATCACAAAATCCGGGTAGTCGCGGGAAGTGAACACCCTGCGCCCGCCCTGGGGATTGACGGCCTCAACGGTCAAATCCACGGTTTCCGTCGTCCGCATCGGGTCATCCACCTCCGGAGCGTAAAACTCTTTCAGCCTCGCCCATACCTGGGAGGCCTGCCACGGCTCCGACAATCCCACCAGCGCGGACACTACCGCCTGCATGGCCGGGGCCTGGTCGGCTGGAATCTCGTCCTGCGTATAACGGGCCGGAGGTCTATAACCGCCCGCGTCCCGGTAAATGGGTGTCAAAATGAATTCCTGCCAGTTACCAGGCTGCGGAAACTGAATCTGTATCTCTGCGTTATTCATTACTAGAGAGGTATGTTAATATCTTCAAAATCAGCCGTTTCTTCGGCTTCAATAGCATTGACGGCCATGGCTTCCAATGCGGCGTACATTGGATTGATCAATCCATTGGCATAAAGGTAGCGATTGCCTGCTCCCGTGCGAACCGAGGATGTCCAGGAATTGGGATTTTCTACATCCGCCACCAACGTGCTGAACCCCATGCCGTCTTCGAATCCTGAAACACCTCTGAGGGCGGCTATTTTGAACAAGGTGTTTGTCTGACCTCCCCCCAGCTCAATATAAAGTGACGCTTTCCCCTCGTATGACGACATGCTTGAAAGCCCCTCCTGCATGAAAATGAGCCTGTTGAGGCAGGCGGGAAATGGGTGGTTTTGAGTTGCGGGAATAAAACTTTCCGTAGTTTTCACCTGCCATGAATCACCGGAAGAGACATAATAAATCTCCCGCACTCTAAGCACGTAACCTCCCCGGACAGAATCACGAACCGCTGTGGTTGTGATGTCGATAATCTCTCCGTAATTGACGGCCAGATTATTGCCCGGAATCATGGAAAATGAATCCATCGTCAGGCCGCCTCTTACCGTTTTTGATCCGCGGCCTAATCCAAAGGTAAATTTGGACGCTGTTGAACCGGACAGCGGTATCGAAAATCCCGCGAAAGAACTGTAATTATGCTGGCCCTGCGGCCCTTCAAAGGTAAACGTGGTCGTACTGTGTGCAGGAGAACCGGAAGCTGCCGACGTTGAACTGGTTGCATAAAGTCCGGCATATTGAACAGAGGTGCTGCCGCTTCCCACTACGGGCATGGAACTGGTTTTGAGGTACAGAGGCTGAATCAACGCCTGCACGGCTCCTGCCAGCCCCATAGCCAAAAAACGATTAACCGCCGCCGTGTCCGTTGGCGCCCCCACGGCCAGCGGAATATTGATGCCTCCGTTGGCGTTGACGGCCCCCGCCGCCGTCAGACCTCCGGCCAGCGTCATGTTGCCGGAGGCGTCCACCTGCGGCATGGCCGCCAGAGCATTAGCCACCGCCGTGGCGGAGTTGGCCGCGCTGGTGGCAGATGTTGCGGCATTATCGGCAGCCCTGGACGCGGTGGCGGCGGACTGGCCAGCCGTCCGCGCCGCAGCCTCGGCGGTCGCGGAGGATTTGCGCACATCCCGCCCCAAGCTGTCCAGTTGCCTAGCGGTGGCCAGCTCCATCCCTCCCAGGGTGATGCCGTTGTCATAGTCCACCACCACGGTCATCAGTGGGGCCATCGTGCCGTTCACGGCGGGCGGGTTGGCCACCTCCGCCACCAGGCCACGCCCAGGGACGGACGGAGTAAGTACGGCGTGCATGCCCAGCGCGTAGGGCGTCATCTCCGTCCCCTCACACACCTGGATAATAATGACATCCCCGCGCGTCAAGGGAACGCCCGGCGTAAATACCCACGTGGCCGTCTGACCGCTGGAAAGGTTGGACACATAGGCGGAGGTGCCAATCAGGCTGTAAGCTCCGTCCACCAGCTTCCAAATCCGCAGGCAATACTGATTCAGGGCGGGATTGTCAAAAAAATACACGGTTGAAATACTCGTCAGGCGGCAGCTGTCGGGCAGATGCCCCGCCAGAATCTCGTCTCCCCACGTGAACGCGTAGCCGCCCACGATGGTCCAGGTGTCGGCGGCGTCTCCGCTGGACAAGGTGGATTGCCCGGTCGCAGGTGTCAGCTCTACTCCTGCCTCATGGAGAGCATCGGGGAGAGCCTCGACGACTGCTCCGGCAATCAGACCGGACCAGTCGGTGATGACATCCTCCGGCGGGACGGCGTCTGCCGGCATGATATCCTGGCGTACTCTTACCCTGATCAGCGACGAGGTGCGCTGGGATCCGTCGCCGGCAATGAGAACCACCTCGCCGAGCAGGTCGATGCTCTCATCGCTGCCCATGGCCGCAATCAACTGGGTCGTGTTAACCGACATGGAGCCGACATACGCCGGACCCAGAGCGTCGTCTACCGGCTCCAGGTTGGTAGCGGCCAGGACCAGGGTATCATCACTCAGGGTGGATTTGATGGCCAGCGCCGGGCGCACGCCGGCAGGGGTGACCGGGACACCGTCATCCAGCAGGGTGATGCGCAGGGGCAGCTTGTCGCCGCGCACCAGGGACAAGTCGGTGACCGGGATGCCGCCGGGAAACATGACGGCCATGGTGGCCAGATCAATCAGCAGTTGCATAGCAGGTATCAGTGATTAGGCGTAGAGATGCTTCCCTGCGGCGGTCATTCCTCCGCAGGGAAGAATGTGATTATGCTCCAGCGTAGTCCTCGTCAGGCGTCAGCTTGCAGAGCGGGTTGTAGATGACGCTGAGCTCGAATTCGGCCAGGGACGGGTCGGAGGCAGCCTTGGCCGGGTTGACCAGACGCAGGCGTCCCTGCATGCAGGCGCTCATGATTCTGGCTCCGTCGCGGTAGGCGTCCGTCCACTCGGTATAGACATAGACGTCGATCTGCGGCGAGCCGGCCCCAAAGACGACCTGCTCCGTACCCCAGTCCTCGCTCAACCCAAAGGAGAGCTGGAGGAATTCCGGGGTGATGTAGTTGGAGGAGAACAGGAATTTGCGCTTGGTAGTCAGCTGCAGCTCCTCGGTTTCGTAAGTGCCGCCATCGTTGGTGCCCTCAATCTCTCCCGTCTTGGTTTCAATCTGAGGGTTGCTGGTGCGTATCCTGCCCATATAGAGCCAGGGGCCGGGGGCTTCCGCAGTCGGGGGGACGGGCAGCCAGTCTGCGGACACGGTCTTGGACGGTTCGCCGCTGGAGATGACGGCCCCGAATTTGGCGATGCTGACCTTGGAGCCGATGATCAGGCCGGGTATGATCAATCTAGACATATTAGTTAATAGATAATAGTTAATGGTTAATAGTGATTACACGCCGATGCGGACGGCCAGCCTGGCCTCCTCCAGAGCTCTGGCCTGGGAGGCTGTCACTCTGGCGGTAGCGCCGGCACGTCCGTAAGCGCCGTTGATGAGCGTGCCCGTCTTGGTCACGCGGACTAACACCAGCGGATCCTCCTGGGCGGTAGCCTGCGGAGTCGTGCCGGTCGTATCGGTATTGTTGGTTGTGCTTGTCTTAGCCATTGTTGTGTGTTGTGGGTAAGGTGATGAGAGGTTAAAAATTGACGGGAGCGTAGAGGATGACGGCCCGTCCCCGGAAGCCGGTGAGCTTGGACTTGCTCATGTCGTAGTCCTCGACGGAGGCTATGGTCGGCATGTCATAGCAGACGCGGTCGACAACCGGATCCCATAGGCGCACGGCATGCAGAGTTCTCCCCACCATGCCGGACAGGTAACGGAGGGGAGGTGCGCCGCCCGGCATCCCGGCAGCCCGCGCAAAACAGCTCACGGCCAGCACGGCGTGCATGCGTACCATAGGAGCATTGACGCCCATCTCCAGCAGAGGGACATAACCGGCCGGAGTGACGGCGACGCTGCCGGGCTTGCCCATGGCCACGCGGTTGATGGAGTCGATCTGGTCCTGGTCATCCCACACGGTGGAGCACACCATCGGAGCCAGGACATCGTCCTGTTGCAGGTGGGTGATAAGATGCTCGGAAAGCTGGTAATCTTTATCCATAGATAGAGCGGCAGGTTAAGAGTTGAAAGTGGAATTGCCGTCGGCCTGGGCCAGGAGACGGTTGAGCACCAGCGTAGCGGCGCGCACGGCATGGTCGCGCATCTGCTCGCGGGAGGGCATCACCTCCGGATGGGCCGGGATGGTGGCGGACTTGACCAGGGCTCCCAGCGGGGTGACGTCCTGGTAATGGCCGTCCCTGTTGCGGCGCTTGCGCTGCCTGACGCGGGCCAGGATGGCTCTGCCGGTATCCACATCTCCCAGGATCATGACCTCCTCCTCCGGGAGGTGGAGGCTGGCCAGGGAGCGCCGGCGCAGGGGTGAATCCTTAAACGGGATGAGCAGGCTCCTGATGGGGCGTCCGGTCACCTCCGACCTGCGCCCGGTGGGCCTGACGGTGCCGCCCAGCCATTGCAGACGCACGCCTGTATGGGTGATGTCGATGGTAGCCTTGTTGTCCCGGATGACGGGGGGATTGACGCTCTGCCTGGCCTTGCCCCAGAACCCCTGGGACTGGGTGCGGTCGAGCATGGATTGAAAGCTGTCCCTCACCGCCTGACGGGCGGCCCTGGCCACATCGGCCACCATCTCCGCGCGGATGGCGGGAGCCAGGGGGAGCCGCTGGAGGCCAATCACATCGACGTGTAACCTGATCATGAGTTGACAAGGGTTGAGGGTTGGTGCATAAGGGGGACATGAGCGGGATGGACGGCAAGATCGGCAAGCGCGAGATGGCGCTGTGGCTGCAGTACCTGCGCGATCCCGGTCGATCTGGAGAGCAGGATTCTTCCGCACCGCGCAAGTTGCGATGGACAGAGCTGACCCAGTATCAGCGCCGGGCTGTTGAGCGCGGCGAGCATGTGCCCTGCTGGTGCGGTACGGACCGGCCGGCTAATGGTCATGGCAACGGCCGCCAGAACCGGCGCAAGTGCCGCAAGGGGTGATCTGTTATTGCTGTTCACTGACATAGACGTAAGTGGGTGTGCCGTCCCTCCCCCGGACGATTTTATTGACCTGGTGGCGCGCGGCCTGCAGGAACAGGACTTCCGACTCATTGGTGTGGGGATGCTTGTCGGTCTTGTTGACGAGACGCCTCTGCTCCTGGAGGGCGCGGACGACGGCGTCGATGCGGTGGCCGGACCGGTAATCCTCGTTGACCAGGATGATCCTCTCGTTGCCCGGCTTGCCGCCGCCCGCAAACCTCTGCGCCGTTTCCTCCGCGCGTGACCAGCTGTCCACCATCTTGGTGGGGAGCGCCTGGTAACCGTCTCGCCTGATGCGAGACAGGAACCTGTCAACATCATTGGGGGGGATCGACATGCCCCGGTAGAGCGTGCCGCTCTCCTTGACGTCGGTGGGCTGGATCCGGGTGACGGCATCGTACAGGGCCTGCCACTCCTCTTGGGTGGCATAGCCCTGGACGCCGCGCTGCGCCCGGTCAAACTGGCGCTGGTCCTCGACGAATTTAACCATCGCTCTGGCCTGGGTGTCCGGGATGACGGGAGGGCGCTGTCCGCAGATGACCTTACCCGCCTCGCTCCAATGCACCGGACGGGTGCCGTTAGGGTCGGTGTAGTAGACGCGGTCTCCCTCCACCTCCACGCAATCCGCCAGGGCACGGGTAAAAGCCTGCTGCAGGTCGCCGTCCATCTTGCCGATGGAGGCCTCCAGGCTGGCGTTGAGCGACTCGCCGTCCATGCCCTCAATCGTCGCCTCCGGAATCGTGAGGCCGTGGCGCTGAGCCTCCTCGTAGTCCACCGGATCCACCCCCATGCCGCTGTTAAAATCAAAAGGAGGGTAAGGCAGGTCAAACCGGCTGAGCTTGCGCCAGATGGGAGAGGTCAGCAGAGCGATGTAGGAGCCGTCGGTAGCCACGCCCTCGTAGTTGACGGCGGCGGCCGCTTCCCTCCAGCGGGCGTCCCAGTCCCTGGGCTGGCGGCTGTAGCGGATACGCACCAGGCGCTGTGCGGGATAGGCCAGCGACCCCATCATGCTGTCGTGGTAGGCGCGCTCCTGAACCATGGCGACGTTGGTGTCCAGGATGAGACGCTGGCGGGCGTCGGTGCTGAGGTCCTGGATAGTACCCTCCGTACCCGGCTCCGGCTGATAGCCGGTGGCGCGCAGCATCGCGCGGATCTCGCGCAGGGCGTCCGCCTCGGACAGGTTGCCGTCCACAATCCCCTGGCAGCGGTCTCGGAATCCCTGTACGCGGGCATAGCATCCCTCCCTGGCTGTCCAGTAGGCACGCTCCCGGATGTCCGGATCCACGCCGTCCCAGTCCGCCGACGACATGCCGGCAGCAGGCACCGTGACTTTGACTCGCAGGTAATCCGAGGGAGAGGGCATTGCTGTTAAGGAATGAAAATGGAGAGATCAGTTACTCTTGCCTGTTACCTCCAACGCCGGGGGGAGGGAAATAATCCGGGCGCTCCGGAGCCGTAGGCAGGACGCGGCCCCTGGACGTAGGGGCGCTTGCCGGGAGGCACGGGCATGCGGCCGTCCGGACCGATCACCCGGTGGGTGCCGGACCGGACAGCCTCCAGCCGCTCGCGGGCGGAAGCATAGGCCTTGTCGCGGGGTTCACTGACCGTCACGGCAAACCGCTTGAGCAGACGCCAGGCAATCATGTCCAGAGCCTCCGGCTTGAGGGTGCGGGGGATGGTGTCCCCTGCGAGGTCCATCACATTGGCGGGATTGGCCGCGATGGCCTCGCGCACGGAGGCCGTCACGTCCTGGATGATGCCGTCAACAACCACGCCGTCCGTATCGGCGGCCGTGATGGCCTCCAGCTCGGCTCGGTCGATGACCTCCGGGAGCATATCCGCCGTCAAGGTGATCCAGTGGAGCATGATATTGAGGGCTGAGGGTTAAGAGTTGAGCTTCCCGTCCGGGGGTTCCGGCATGGGATCGTCCAGGTGCAGGATCATCTCGACGATGGAGTCGCACATGCCGACGGCCTCGGCCGCCTTGCGCAGGTCGAGCATCTCGTAGGGTTTGGTCCGGGCCAATATGCCGCTGATCACGCCTCCGGTGATGATGGCTGTGATGTGCTGCCTGGGGGACAGGCCGAGCCTCTCGGCGGTCAGGATGGCTCCTGGATGCTCTCCGGAGGCATTGTCTCCCTTGACGGCCGGAGTCTGTCCATACAGGGCCTCATACTCCTGCCCAGTCATGTTGGGGCCGGGCTCGTCCCCTGTCTCCTGGTTGTCGCTGTCACCCTTGTCGGCAGACGTGGGAGTATCTACGGCAGGTTGATAGGTGGGACTGGCTGCAGACTCCGGCGTGGATGCCTCGGCAGTGGTGGCCGGGTTGGTTGATGTAGTCTGGTCCTGGTCGGTATTGGGGGCCGTCTCCGTTGCCGGCTTGGCAGCCTTGGCGGCGGTTTTGTTGGTCTTGGTTGTTGCCATAATAGTATTTAATGGTTAGTCTTTTGTCTTTGTTTCCCGCCGCCTTGGAGGCGGCGGGAAAACCCGGATCAGGCGATCTGCATGCGCATCATGGCCGACGGAGCCGCAAACACTACCTTGTGATGGCCGCGCACGCGCAGCCACTCCGTGGATATGTCTTCGTCGCGGTAGGTCTCCACCGTGCTGTACATGTCGTCGCCGGCGAGGTTGAGCGTCTTGAGTGCGGAAATATCGTCCAGGGACGGATTGTCGTCGGCGTAAAACAGATAGATGTTGCTGCCCACGATATTGACGTTGTCCACTTCCGTGCCTTCCGTACCTCCGGGATTGTAGGAGGCGATGGTGCGCATGACCCTGACCGGCGGGATGTCGTCGCCCTGCAGGCCGATGAGCTCCAGCAGCGTCTCCGGAGTGAGCACCTTGCGGCCCATCTCGCCCATCATGGTCTGGACCTCCGTGTTGGCCTGGATGTCCGCCCAGACGTCGCGCGTGGTCAGGATGCGGTTGGGATAGACTCCGTTGTTGACGGCGAATTTGTTGATGAGGCTGGTCAGGATGCTGACCACGGGCTTGGAGCGGTCGCTCCATTTGTTGGCCTCCGTGATGCCGTCCACCGACGTGATGCCGGGGATGACCGAATTCGCGTAATCAAACACCTCCTTATTGTGGGAGATGAGCATGCGGCGGGCCAGTGCGCGGGTTTTGGCCTGGCGCAGGCTGGAGCGGTAAACTTCCGCGTCAACCGCTCCGAGCAGCTCGCGGTCGTCGATGCCGATCTTGAGGGCGTGTTCCTCCAGCATCACCGGGACGTCCTCGCCACGGATGTCGATGGTGCGTGGGGAGTCGTACATGGGCCTGCGGGTGTCCGAGGCGGCAAAAGCGTCCTGGCGCAGGTAACGCTTGTAGGTAGTCAGCAGGCCGGGGGCCTTGACGCCCGGAGCCAGGAAGCGTGCCGGGTCGTGTGTCTGGGTGCCGTACCAGCCGATGATGTAGTTGGTCAGTGGCAGATTGACGGCATAGGTTGCGGATGTACTCATGATGTGTAGTCGTTAACAGATAAGAGTTAATATTCAGGATTGACCGGGAGTGACTGCCGGAGCAGTCTCCGGAGTGGCAGCCGGCCGGGCGACGAGGATGGCGTCATGGAGGCAGCCTCCCTGGCCGCTGGTATTGGGGGCTACGGATTTGGCCACGACGACCTCGCCGGCCGCGCCGGTGGCTGCCTTGACGGTGGCGTCGTCACAGGCCACCAGGTCGGTGCCGTCCTCGATGGTGCCGGGAGTGTCGTTGAGGCGGACCTGGACAATGCCCGGATGGTTCATGCGGACCAGATCGCCGCCGTTGCCGTCGGTTCCGTCGCGCCCGTCAGGGTTGCTGACAACACCGTCCGGAATATCCGAGGCGGAGGCCAGCAGGGACATGGTGTTGCCGTCGGCGGAAGCCTTGACCAGCTTCCCCTCGCTCTTGTCGGTGCCGGTGGCGCCCGACGCCCAGAGACGGCGTTCTACGGGTGTTTGCTTGATAATCATTTTATGCAGAGTGGAATGTTGAGATTGGAGTTACTTGCGGCGCGCGGAGGCGAATTCCTCCGCTGCCCGTGACCAGGCGCGGTCGTACTCGCCAGGGGTGAGCTGGCGGCCGTGTCTGACGATCTCGGCGTCCACGGCCTGGCGGCAGTGGGTCACCAGGTCGACGTCGGATTGCGGGATCTTGACGGCCTTGCCCTCCGGCGTGCGGTGGATGACCACCCCGGAGGGAGTGACGTCGCGGTCCATGCGCCGGACTCCACGGTTGCTGTGCAGCTGGCGCGTGAGGGGTGCCCTGCTGTGGGCCTGGGTACCTCCTCCGGACTCTTCGGCCTGCTGCTTGAGGAGGTCAAAGTCGGTCTTGAGGTCGGTGACGTACTTGAGGATGTCGTCTCCGGTGGCCGTATCGGGCAGGCCGCACACCCCGGCGATTTTGTTGATGAGGCCCAGCCAGCCCTCGTCGTCCGAGTTGCAGCTGGTTTCGTCATTTTGGTCGGTGTCGTTGTTGGCGCTGGTTTCGTCTTTCTTTTCCTCTTCTGTGGTGGCAGGAGGGGGATTATCGTTGTTGGCGTTGATTCCTTGCTGTTTCTTTTCCTCATCTTCGGGGGCGGGATTGCCCTCGGAGTGCAGGATCCTCTGTGTTGCTGTTTGTGTACTCATGGTTGTTGATTGGAGGATGGAGGCGCTGCGGCTGTGGACGACCACGTCGCCCGCAGCGGATTGGCGGATGATGCCCGGCTGGTTCTCGTGGTCCGGGTTGTTGGTGACGGCCAGGCCGGACAGGCGCGTGGGGCTGTATCCGTTGTGGTAGACGCGCTTGTAGTCGGCCAGCTTGTACTCGGTGCTGAATGCCCAGTACTTGCCCTGGTTGAGGTCGTGGTGAGCATCCTTGACCCAGGAGATGTAGGCGGCCTGGTAGAGACGGCCGCCGACCCATCCGTAGTCCAGCGCCTTGCACCAGCCCAGGGCCGGGTTGTCGCCGGTGGTGCGCAGATGAAGATGGTCGTTGTTGACCTGAATGCCGTTGCCGCCGTTGACGGACGGGTCGTAGGCTTCGCAGATGGCCTGCAGCGCCGCCTTGTCGATGACCTCGTCCACGTCCCAGCGCCTGGCAGGAGGGATGGAGGTATCGGGCACCGGGAAGGTGTAGGTGCCGGCCGGCTCAATGAGATACCAGCCTGATTGCGGCACCCGGCCAATGGGGTATGGAGCGCAGGCGTCCGGGTCGAATTCCGGGATGCCGCGTGCGATGTATCTGTCTCGGTAGCTGTTCATGCGTTGGATGGGGCTGAATTTGCGTCGTGCAGGGGTCGTGCAGGGCCGGATGTGGTTAGAGACGGGTCAACGGCCGCCGCGCGGCGTCTCCCCTCGTCACGGGCCTCCTGGAGGCGTCGGGCAATCTGGAGTGCCGTGGAGACGATCTCCTCCTCGCCGGGGACCTGCAGCGCATCCTTGAGCCGGGCCTGCTCCTCCGGGGTGAGGGGCAGCAGCTCCAGCGTGACCCGTTCCAGGCGCTCGTCGATGTCCCGGAGGCGGTGGGCGACTACCTCCTCCAGGCGGCGGCGCGCCGGTTCCCAGAGCGTGCTGCTGCGGTGGAGGGCCAGTGTCGTGATGGCGTCTCGTCGGCGGGAGTTAAGCGTGTAAGGCGTCTCCTGGGGACGTTTGACGCCATTCTCCATGGCCCGCTGTTCCGGAGCGTAGCCGGAGGTCCTGATGGCGTAGAGCTCGGAGGAGGAGACTCCGGCGGTCACCTGCCAGCCGGTGCGCTCGCTGACCTCGGCGTCGTCGATATCGTAGCCGGCGGCGCGCAGGGCGGCGGCGTTGGCAATTTCTTTTTCCGGCGTGGTCCTGTCTACGCAGGAGAGCGTAAAATTCACCAGGTGAGGCTGGCCGGGGTGGTACTCGTCAAGCACCCGGTTGACCAGCTGGGCCGTCAGCACGGCGGCAATATGGTCGGCCTCGCCGGCCGCCCAGTCCTTAAAGCCGTCAGCCTGGGCGTTGCCGGCCAGGGTGCCGGAACCGGACTCGGTCATGACTGTGAGCTTACCGGCGGTGGTCAGCATGGCGATCTCCTCGGTGGCTACCTTGTACCTGCGGTCAAACAGGTCGACGCTCGTCTGGGAGACGGGGATGGACTTGATATCGGCGGTATGGTCGAGGACGCCGATGGCGGCGGACATCATCTTGGCCGCCGCCTGAATGTAAAGCTGGCGCAGCTCCTCACTGCAATCCTCCGGAAGCACAAAGAATGCCGGCGGTGTGCCCAGACGCTCCAGGAAGACGTCCCACTGGGCCAGCGTGGTGCTGCGGTTGAGCACCAGCATCTGGGCGGGCATGTCGATGGGCCTGGGATGCAGGCGCAGGATGAGATCGTCCAGAGGCACGGGCAACGGCTCCCCCCGGTAGCGGCTGAACTGGGCGTTCGGGTTGTATCCCCAGGGTCCCCGGTAGCCGTCACGGCACATCAGCCAGTTGTCGACAGGCAGCAGGTGCAGGCCATCGCCGTCGGCGTAGGGCTGCAGGAATTTGTAATGGCGGCGGGATGCCTGGGACAGGGCGGTAATGGCCTCGTCCATGTTGACGATGGCGTTGCAGAGGTCCTGGATGGTGCGCTGCTGGGCCTCGGCCAGCAGGCTGTCCCTGTCGTCCAGGTCCGGCTTGACCGTGACGGACCAGTCGTACTTGCTCAGCGCGTCGTCCCGCTTGGTAATGCAGGTCATCAGCATGGCATCGTACTGCTCCATCTGCTCCCAGATCCACTGCTGCTCGGCATAGGCCCCCAGCTGGCAATCCTGCAGGCAGCGCCGGATGGTATCCACGCTCAGGTAGTCCAGCGGGCACACGCGTTCCAGCTGGCGGCGGCTGTCCTTGTCCAGTTCGGACAGGGATACAGGCCGGAACATGCCCGGCCTGCTGTCCTGGGAGGGAAGCTCCGGCGTTGTAAGCGCCCGCTGTACGCCCTCTGCATGGAGCCTGCGGTGGAGGATGTAGTTGTAAAGTCGCTTGATCATGAGTTACGCTGCTGACAGTAAGTGGTGAACAGGACGGCCTCCGAACAGGGAGCCGTGGGAGCGGCCTCCAAACAGTCCCGCGCCGGCGACGACGCGGCCGGTGCCGGGAGCCGGGAGGTAATGCGTCGCGTGACCGTCGGCCGCGCGCAGAGCCAGAGCCAGGGCCGTGCAGCGGTCGGAGTGTCCCTCTCTGGTGTGCGGGGCCTCGTAGGTATAGTCCGTGCCCCTGAATATCTGCTGCATGGCGTGCAGGTCCTCGCGCACCTCCACGTCGATCGGGATGCGCACACGGGTCGGAGCCTCAAAGGCCTGACGCAAACGCGGGAAGATAAGGCGCTTAAAGGCCGGCGTAAAGGTGCAGAGCTCGATCTTGCCAAACTCGTGACCCTCCGGATGCCAGCGGTGGAATTCCCTGACCAGCACGTCTCCCATGCCGATACCCACGCCCGTGTAGTCGTAGCACACGCGCCGGGCCGCCTTGATGCGATGCCTCAACACCTCCATCTGCTCCGGCACGGACATGTTGCGCAGCACCAGCACCTCGCGGGTGACGAGCACGTCCCCCACCCTCTCCAATGTCCAGCAGACCGTCGGGTCATTGGTGCGTCCAAAGTCGATGCCCAGGCGCAGGTCCAGCTTGCCTCCCAGGTAAACGGCCGGATCGCAGGAGACCGTGGCGCTGGCGGACTCGGCCGTAGAGATCAGGTCATAGGGCAACAGCACGTTGGAGGAATCCAGGAATTCGCACATGTACTCCTGCGCCCAGCCGATGGGGTCGTCCAGAGATTCCCGCAGTTCATCAATGTCGATGGGCAGCCCGTCCTCCACGGCCTTGGCAATCGTCACCACATGGCAGGACCAATGCTGCTTACGTCCCTCCACGGGATGGAGCAGGTTGTCGGAGATGATTTTGTATGTCCTGGCGCCACGCCCGGTCTTGCCGTTGGGGGTAGTAATGAGGCGGACTTTTTTCTCGCCCCCGCGCAGGGGGTTGGTGATGGATGGCAACACGGCTCTCCAGGTGGCGTCCGGGTCTTCAAAAAACGCGAATTCCGTCAGGACGAGATTGGCGCTAAAGCCTCGCACGGTATCCGGCCGGCCGGGCACGGCCAGGATGCGGGAGCCGTTGGCAAACGTGATGGAGCCGGACTTGAGCAGGGTGTTGGGGCCGTCCTGGCGTTCGACCTCCTCGGCGGCCAGGGCAATGGCAAATGCCTCCGCCCACTCCTTGCACTTGGAGAGTGATTCCATCGCCTGGCGTTCGGAGGGGGCCGCGATCATCCAGGTGGTCTTGGCCCGCAGCATCGCATCCCTTACCGCCTCCGCCGCCGTGGAAAAATCCTTGCCGGACTGGCGGGACCAGATGCCGGCCTTAAAGCGGCTCTCGTCCGCCACCCACTTAGCCTGGTAAGGCAGCAGCAGGTCAAGCGGCGTTGTGATCAGAGAGGACATGGTGGAGGGTTGAGAGTGGATAGATATGCGTTAGCATCCAAAGATGGAGCGCATTTTGGCGTCGCGCTCCTCCGGAGTAAGGGTGGACTGGGCGACCTGTCTGGCGGCATCAGCCTGGGCGGCCTTGGCCTCCAGCATCTTGAGACGGCGCTTGTCCTGGTCGAGCTGTTCGGCCTTGAGGATGAGGTTGACCAGGATGCTCAGCGCCTTGGGATCGCAGGACGGGGAGGCGGCCAGGTCCAGGGCGGCGGAGCGGATGGCCCTCATGGTGGCCTCGTCCACTCCATCCACGGAGATCTTGTTGAGTTCCTCGGCCGTCCTGTTCTGCCGGGCCAGACGCGCCGGCAGAATCTGAGAGTGGTAGTACCTGCGGATAGCCTCCTGGCTCAGCTTGACCCCATCCTCAGCCAGGCGCTCCTGGACGTCTTTGTAAGACGCGCCGCTGAACAACATGGCGTCCACGTCATCCTTGATGATGGGGGGCAGCTGGGAGCCGATCACACTGTCTGGTCTGGGCTTGCGGAGCATGGAGGTTAACGGCGGTAAATGATGTAGTTGATGAACCCAATCAATATTAAGGCGGCGATGCTTACGATGGCGTCGGTAATGGTCATATCTGAGCGAGCTGGACGCGGCCGGCGTCGGTAATGGCGTATTTGCGCTCGCCGGTGATCAGGCAGGTGGTGGACGTGATCAGGCGCAGGGATTCCAACTCCCGGATGGCCAGGTCGATATCGGCGCTGCCGGGTCGCGGAGACAGGGCCAGCGAGACGTCGGCCCGGAGAGCGGTCACCGGCTGGGGATAGCCGATGGGCATCCGGTCAAGGACCTGCAGGACGGTGATCTTGATGTTGGCGCGGGTGGTCATAAGGATTTACGGGTCTTGAGGATGTCAATCATGAGGGTAAGGGTGCCGGACATCTCGTTAAGCTTGACGGTAATGCCATTGAGGCGCTTGTGCATGTCGTCGGTGGTCTTGGCCTGGAGGGCTTTGAGCTCCGCTACCTCCTCGCGGGTGGCGAATTTGTCCTCCAGGTAGACGCGGCGGCGGGAGTCGTCAGACTGCTGGCTGGATTTGCGGCCCCTGGTCACATACCAGGTGGCGGATGATCCGAGGGCGGATCCCAGGATGATGCCTACCGCCTCCGGGGGTATGCCTGCTGCGGCGTCTGCTATCAGGTTGAGCATCATAACTGGAGCAGTTGGGCCAGCGTGGCGGACCCGGTGGTGTAGGCGTGATGGAGGATGGCCGTGGGCAGCTCGCCCAGCTGGACGTGGCCGGGGTCGTAAATGGACTTGAAATCCCCGCCCCATACCAGCCCCAGCTTATGGGCCAGGGCCGCCACGGGCTTGTAGATGGAGTTCGCTCCCTCGCTGGGAGTCCATACGTCCTTGCCGTCGACAAACAGGCAGACGTCCGCCGCAATCCCGAAGTTGTGCATGCTCTGCCCTCCCTTGGCTCTGGTTACTCTGGGCCTCTTTTTGTAGAGACTGTCCTGCTCCGCATACGTGCGGATGCCGCAGATGAGCTTCCAGTCGGCCAGGCCTCGCAGGGCCGTCATCATCTGGCGCACTTTAAGCGCTGCCAGCGGTTGGAGGGTCCAGAGATTATCCTCCGACCTCTTGTCCAACATCCCGTAGCGATCCCGTAGCTGACGGTGGCTCATGGACCATTGGGCGGCAGCCTCACGGGTTAGCGGGCCTGTCAGGCCGTCAAGGCCCCCCCGGTAAAATCCTGCGAATTTCAAGGATCGCTGCCAGGATAACGTGTCGGATTGTAATGCTGCGTAAATCATGATAGCTGACAGTTAAGAATTGCTCACTTGGTGGCGGCTTGTACTACCGGAGCCACAACTACCTCCGGAGCGGCCTGTGACCAGAGCAGCTTGTGCTCCGTGCGGTCCACTACCAGAGAGGAGCCTCCACGGATGACCACCACCTGCCCGTCGCTCAGGCTGACGCTGGCGGCAACAGGGTCTGCTTCCGTGCTGCAGGATCCGCCCAGCAGGAGCATCAAGGCTCCCAGGACGACCATCAGGCGGGAGGTCCCGGATAAGGGTGAGGAGGAGCCGGAGCTGGGGGATATGGACGACGGATCCTGATCAGGATCCTGACTCCGGTCCTCCACGGGGGATGCGGAGCCCTCCACGGCAACAGGCGATGGAGGGAGGGCTCCGGCCGGGTTGGTGGACTGGCCGCTCTGGCCATCCTCTCCGGCAAGCTGGTATTTGCCGCCGCTTATAAACTGCAGCAGGATGTTGACCGCGCCAAGGGCGCTAAAGAATTCAATGGGGTTGCTGTCCAGCCAGGCCCGTACGTCGGGGATGATCAGGGCCAGTAAGGCTGCCAGGTTGGTCCAAAAGTATTTGGACAGGTAAAACGGCGTTTTTCCGATGACGGTATTCCCGGCTCCACCCGGAGCCGGGCTCTCGTCATGCGCACCAGTATTATCAACAGAAAGTGGGTTGTTGTTCATGAGGGCACCTTAGCCCATTTCCGGCAGTCCTCTGTTGCATTTGGCGCATTTGTTGCATTTGGTTCATTTGGCTTGAAAAAAATCGAATGTGTCCTGCATCAGGCGGGCCTGCCGGATGGCACGGCGTTGGATATGCGCCGCCACATCCTCCACCTGGCGGCGGTAGAGCAGCCACTTTCGGCCCGCCGGATTGGGACGCCACGCGATGAGGTGGCCATGCAGCACCATGCGCCGGACCGTCTGCGAGGATACCCCCAGCAGAGCCGCTGCCTGGGTAATGGTACAGAGCGGCCCGGAGGCCCAGTGCTTGAGCGTCTTGTCGTCCATGTCCCGACCTTACCACAATGTTGAGCCTGTCTCTAACGGCTGGCAAAAAAAGCCCCCTGCAGGGATGCTGCAGGGGGCGTGCGGGAAAGGATATTTATCCTAGAACGCTGGGAGCCTTTTCTTTTATTGCTTCATAAATGCGGATTAACACCTTATCGGACATGTTTTCTGCCATAGGTATTTTTATATTTTTCCAAGAGATGACTTCCTTAGAACCATTAATTATTTCCGTTTCATCCTTTTCATCAATCAAAGGTTCCGTGATGATTTCCATCATTTCTTCATCTGATAACTGCGCCAATGATTTTATGTGCAACAGTATCTCTATATCATTATCATGCCATTCCTTTTCCTCTTTAAAATTAGAGAGTATTGCTTCCATGAAACCCAACTTCGTTTTCTCCTCTCCATCAATTTTAATAGTGTACTTGGGCGTATTGTATTCATCTTCAGTAAGTGATATTTTTTTCATTACAAAAATATAAATCACATGAAGGGCTCAGTCAAATGATAAAACGTTATGAAAAAAGACCGCCAGGAATTTCCCTAGCGGTCTTGATATATGTGGATATCGACGAACATTAGGACGGCAGGACCAGACCGAGACGGTCGGTGGCGATGCGGTGGTAGTCGGACGACAGCTCAATGCCCACGGCTGTGTGTCCCTTGTTGCGGGCCGCCACCAGCGTGGTGCCGCTGCCGGCAAACGGGTCCAAAATGCGCGAGCCGGACGGCAGGATGGTCATGAGGTGCTCCATCAGAGGGACCGGCTTGCCCGTCAAGTGGAGCTTATCCTTGGGGCGGATTGGCTCGCGCACCACTCCTGGAGGGCATAGCTTGATGGACTTGTCATATCCTCCATGCGTGGCAGTCAGGACGTACTCGGCCTGGTTGCGGTACAGTCCCATCTGGGGGCGGCAGGACTCGGTCTTGTCCCAGGGGATGATGCCCCTCCACGTCCAGCCGGCAATCTGCAGGGCGTCCGAGGTCAGGGGCAGTTGACGCCAGTCCGTAAATACCATCAGCCAGCCTCCGGGGCGCGTCAGGCGCAGGGCCTGCTCCATCCACCGCACGGACCACATCAGGTGGGTGCGCTGGTCGCGGGTGTCATTGCTAAACGTCGGGTAGTATTTACGGGTGCCGGATTGCTGGTACTTGACGCGTGGGTCTTGTGCCCTGGCAGTGGTAGAGAGGCCGCCGCTGGCGTAGGGCGGATCGGTGATCACGGCATCGTAGGATGCCTCCGGCATCGTCATCATCAGGGACATGCAGTCCCCGTGCAACATGGTATGTGTGTTGGTCATCGGACGCGAGCATAGCTCGCTCAAACGCCTTTCTCTAACGGCACAACAAATTTATTATAAATTTGTTATGTTTGTTAGAGATATGAAATTTATGATCAGTATGTTGCGCTGTGTCATACGTCAATCAAGATCGAGGACGACGTAGGACAACGTAGACATGTCCCTCTCCTCCTCTGGTCCTGTCAGCATCATGTACAACCCCCACAAATGAGCAAACCTGCCACCCATCTTGCATAAACTTATCAAGATAATCTATTTTGCCGTCAGCAAACAAATAGAACCTCTTACATTGATATTCATAATCTTGCTTATATGTTTTGTGGATTTTCTGCTTATTTAGTTCGTGGATGTACTGGATATCAGTTGAGAGAGTACGCAAATAATACGCAATTATTCCAGTCGTGATAACAAGGACAGTCCCTACAACAATTACAAAAATTCGTAAAATATTATTCATAACTATTTAATCTGTAATTATTTGAGTTAATGAAGAAACTGTCTCAGTTAAATTACGTAGTCCTAATTTAAATGATGCTAATTTTGCTTCGGCAGTAGCTGCTCGTTGTTGCCACTTAGTATCATTAGGAGGATTATCACCAGTTAATAACCATTCCATCGACACGTCCAGAGCATTAGCAATCCTGTATAGTTCCCACGCTCCTGGTGTTTGCACATCTGATGACATGTAGCGAGATATTGTTACAGGAGAAATATTTACACGTTGCGCTAACTCTCTCTGTGTTATTCTCTTCTGTTTAATTGCATATTTTAGGCGCTTGGAAAATTGCCCTAGCTGTAAACTTTTTTCTTGCATAGAAGTTAACACAGATGTTAATTCGCTCTTGTAACGAGTAACGCAGTCACGCGTTACAAAACAAACATCTAACATAATGATCTCAACAACACAAGAGCCGACCGCCATACAGCGTCTACTGGCAATGGGATGGACTATCAGTGATGCTGCCTTATTTCTAGGTGTGTCCCGACAACATCTTTATATGGTGCTGACGGGACGTCGTGTTTCTAAGCGACTAACAGCCAAAGTTGATGCACTGCCTTATCGCAGATTAACAAGGATGAGGAGGAGCAAGTAACTATGCTGCGGATCGTCGCCAATATCATTGCCGCCATAGCGGTCATGTTCCTGGCATTCCTGGGGATGGTCAAGGCGGGAGGCTGGTATCTGGATACGGAGGAGCGGCAAGTGCGCGACGGCCTCAAGGACCCGCGCACGGCCATCCTGCCAGTCATGGAAAGGCCACACGATGATGGACGACACACCGAAGGAAAGAGCAAGGGACAGAGTGATGAAGCCAGTCATGGAAAGGCCACACGATGATGGACGACACACCCGTTGACATGGACGCGCCCATGACGGCCGAGGAATGGGCCATCTGGGCCGCCATTTGGAACATCCCGGAAGTGCGACGCCATTACCGGGTGCCTCACGACGGCCCGCTCACCTGCCCGGAACTGGCCCATTACCTGGGATTGTCCGACAAGGCTGTCTGGGAGCTGCAGGACAAGGCCCTGGTCAAGCTGAGGGTGGCCCTCAACCGTTACATCCTGCAGCAGGAAATCAATCGTCAACAACATTTCGACAACCAATGAAACACGAGCTTATGATAACCGCGGAAACGCGGGTGACGCTAAGCGTCAGCGAAGCCAACCGCCTGCACCGGTATGCCCAGGCGCAGGCAGAGATGGCGGCATGCGCCGGGCGCAATGCCGTGATGGCAGGCCTCAAGCTGGGTAAGTTGCTGACCGATCTCAAGGCCGCAACAGACCATGGAGTATGGGGACAACTATTTAAGAAAGAATCTAATACCAAATTGAGCTCATGCGCTCAATTTGAAATACAGACAAATGTAGCCCATGAGCTACATTTGAACTTTAACCAACAAACAGCCAACCGCTACATGCGCTGTTATAAAGCGGCTAAGGCCAGGCTCTCTGCCACCGAATCCGCCCAGCTGGACGCCACTCTGAATGACCGGACGGCTCCGTCAACTCCCCCGGAACTGGTAGCCAAGGCCACCGACGGAGCAGAAACACCCCGGCAAATGATGCTCAACCTGGGCGTGATTGCCACCCGCAAGCGGACAACGCACGACCGGGTCAAGCCCCTGGGCTTTACCGGATCCGGCAACCCTGACGGGGCGCAGGCCCTCACCCCGATGGATAAGCTGGCCAATGACCTGGCCGCCCTCAACCTCCCCCCGGAAGAACTGGAGCGCCGCCGGCACCAGGCCGAGCAGGACGCTGCCTGCCTCCTCAAACAGCTGGGAACCTTTGTCGACCAGGGCTACGTCCACCTGCTGCGCCTCCAGGAGCGTGAGCTCTTTGCCGAGGCCCTGGCCGCCTACGCCCGCAAGGTATCCGATGCCGACGAGCAGCACATCAAGGCTCTGACGGAGGGAGTAGCTAACGGCACAACCCAATTATAACGCAATGGATTTTAATATCACCATGGACGATCTGCCGCTGGTGGAGCGGGACAGAGTGCTGGCCGTCTATGCGGCCTGCAAGCGCATCAGGGAGGCCAGCGCCTGCTATGGCGGGCAGCAGGGAGCTATCCGGGATGCTGCCGCCCTCTGCGGCATCTCCCCGGTGACCATGCGCCGCTGGTATGACATCTGGCGCAACAGCGGCGGCAATCCCCTCTCCCTGGTGGACCGCCGCTACCGTAAAATACAGGCGCGCAGCCGCGTCACCCTCAGCAAATTCCTTGCCTACTGGCACGGCCTCTGCGCCAAGTGCCAGCGCAACGGAGGCATCCCCACGGCCCGCCAGCACCTGCTCAAGACCTGGACGGAGCGGCGCGACACCATCCCCGGCTATGAGGACTGGCCGGGCTGGCCGCGCGTCCCCTCCGGCTGGAGCCTGCGCAACCTGCAAAGGCTCGCTCCCCAGTCTTTGGAGACGGTGGCGCTCAAGCAGGGCATCCGTGCCGCCGCGCCCCAGCTGGCGCAGGTGCTGGCCACCCGCGAGGGACTCTGGCTGGGCAGTCATTTCCTCTTTGACGACGTCTGGCTTGACTTGATGGCGCTTTCCGGCCGCGACAAGGGCCAGCCCCTGCAGCTGGGCGTGCTGGAGTACCTGACAGGCAAGCGTGTGGCGTGGGGGCAAAAAATCCGCCGCCGCGACGAGGAGACGGGCAGGATGATTCATCTTAACCAGCGGGACATGCGCTGCATCCTGGCCCTGTGGGGGGCTACCGTCGGATACTCCCCGCGAGGCACCACCCTCGTCGTTGAAAACGGAACGGCGGCCATCAGCAAGGAGCTGGAGGAGCTGCTGTACCACGCCAGCGGCGGCCTGATCAAGGTGGACCGCTCCGGCATCGGAGGCGTGCGCCAGACGCTCAAGCAGGGCCACGGCGGCCGTGGCGTGGGCAACCCGCGCCATAAGGCGGCACTGGAAAGCTACCACAACCTGCAGCACAACCGCCTCAGCCACCTGCCCGGAGCTACCGGCCATGACCGCACTCCCCCGGAAACCCTGCACGGGCTGGTACGCGCCGAGGAGCAGCTCATCAAGGCGATGGACAAGCTGCCCGCAGACAAGGCCGGACGGATGCAACACTACATGCTGACCATGGATGAGCTGAGCCGCGAGTTGACCAAGATTGTCAGCGATATCAACGCCCGCACCGACCACAGGCTGGAGGGCTGGGAGCGATGCGGATTCATGGTCGAGGAGCTGCGCCTCTCGCCCTCCGCCCCCTGGACTCCGTCCTGCGAAGTGGAGCCGTCCATGGCCGCCCAGATAATCCGGACCGCCTGTGAGACCGGGGCAGACCTGGTGCGCCGCCGCCGGATGAGTCCCACCGAGGCATGGGCCTGCGAGGAGGACAAACCGGGCAACAGGCTCATCAAGCTGCCCCCCTGGTGCATCTGCCAGATCCTGGGCACGGACATGGCCCGCCCGATCAAGGTGGCCAGCGCCTACATCCGGATGCGCGACAAGGCCATCCGGGACGAGGAGCTGATTTACGAGGCCCGCGTGGCGACTCCTGACGGAGCCGTCCGGGTCCTGGCCCACGGCACGTACCAGGGATACGTCAATCCCTACGATGACAACCAGCTATTTATCTGCGGGCAGGACGGGCGCGTCATTGGGACGGCCTCCCTCGTGCAGAGGGTCTGCACGGCGGATACGCACGCCGTGGAGCAGGCCATGGGCAAGGCTGCCGGATATCGAGAGCAGCAGCTGGAATATGCCCGCATCATCGGAGCCAACACCGAGGCGGATATCGTCCGCAAGCGCGAGCACAACAGGCGCCTGATGGAAGGCAAGCCGGTGACGGCAGCCGAGTACGCCCAGGCATACTCTATCACCCCCACTCCTGCCGATAAGCGGGCCGTGACCAGGGCAGCTACGGCGGCGGCCGAGTCCATGCCGGACATCAGCCTCATTCCCGCCAGCGGCAGCAATGACGACGAGCTGCCCCACGAGCTGCCCGATGTAAGATTTTTATAACATAACAGACACAATAATAACAATATGGACGATATTACCAAAATCAACAACAATGCCAACCTGAGCAGGTATCTGGACCGCATCCAGGATACGCCGTACAAACCGGCGCACAAAAAGATGCTCACCGACCTGATCAACTACGCAGTGGATCATGACTGGACGCTGCGCACGCTGGCCGACAAGCTGCCGGTGAGCACGACGGTCATGCACCGCCTGCTGATTGGCGCTTACCAGGCCCCGACCGGCCCTCATCTTTCCAAGCTTGATGACCTGTGCGGCCTGCTGGCCCTGCGCCAGCAGTCAACCTCGGATGGCCCGTTTATTGAGACGGCTCTGGCGCGCTACGTGATGCAGATTGCCGAGCTGACCCACGTCAACCAGTACGCCTCCATGCTGGTGGGCAAGACGCAGTGGGGCAAGACCTGGGCGCTCAAGGAGTACGCCCGCCGCCACCCCGGTACGGTTATTCTGGTGCGCTGCCCGGTGGTCACCAGTCCGGGACGGCTGCTCTATCGCATTGCCGCCCAATTAGGCCTGTCGGTCAAGGGCAACACCGAGTTCCAGATTGCCAAGATTGTCAACCGCCTGACTCCGGAGCACCTGCTCATTGTCGACGAGATCCACCACGCGCTGGACAGCGACAAGACCGGACGCAAGGGCATTGAACAGCTGAGGGAGATCTACGACGAGACCCAGTGCGGCATGCTCCTGGTGGGCACGCCCGTGCTGGCCGAGTACGTCGAAAAAAATGACAAGTGGAAAGGCATCCTGGAGCAGACCTCCAAGCGCGGGGCGGCCAATATCTACCGCCTCCCGGACCATATCGAGACCCGCGACTTGGAAACCCTGTGGACTTATTACGGCTATCCGTCCCCCAGCCGGGCCATGCTGGCCACCCTCAAGCAGCAGGCCAACCTGTACGGATTCGGCAAGACCACCAAACGCCTGCGCAAGGGGGTGGAGGCCGCCAACAATGCCGGGGTTGACCTCACCTGGGACTACTACCTGGCCGCCGTCAAAAAGCTTGAAGAAATGGAAGCCGGCAAGATGCCGGAATACGTGTAACCCCAAACAATAAACAAACATGCAACAAGACATCAACACAAACGTGCACACCATCACGATCCCCCCGGAAACCCTGGCCGCCATCCGGATTGGCGATAGCATCCCTCAACTGGCCACCCTCGTCAACACGGCGATGGCAACATGGGGAGCCATTGGTACGACCGATCCAGTCGCCCTGGGCGATATCTGCCAAGCCCTCACCGATGCCTCCGAGCGGCTGCCCCAGATCCTGCGGGACCTCACTCTGCTGCGAGACGCCATGCTCGTGCAGGATATTTAATTACCAACTGCCTCATACCATGCGCAAGAAGACGATCAAGTACACCATCGTTGACCTGGGAGGCACCCGATATGTGGTCCTCCGCCTGGCTGACCTCGACACCCTCATCACCACGCATCACAGCCTTTCCCTGGAACTCATCCCGGTATTGAGCGAGGCGCAGTGGGAACGGCACCGTCAGCTGCTTTACATCACTCAGCATATCCATGTTGAACGGGTCAGCCACTGCAAGGTGGCTCTCCTGACCAAAACGGACTATGACACCCTCAATCTGGCCATATCTCATCTGCACACCCTGCTGGGCAATATCCGCCTGGCCAGTATCACCGTCGGTCCGTCCGAGGCCGACCAGCCTGACTCAGCTTCCAACCAATAACACCATTATCATGTACAACACCAACCATCAACAGGACAGGGGGCAGCAAGCCCCCAATGTCAAGCCGGCCCCCAGAGGCGGCCATTATATCCTCCATATTGAGGATGTCATCACGGACACGGGCAAGCAAGGGCTGGCTATTTACAGCGAACCCCTCCGGGCGGCCGACCACGAAACGCCGGCGTCACGTATCGACGCGCTGCTCAAGACGGTCATTGCCAGCAACACGGACGCCATCGGCGAGGTAATGACCGATGTCATCAATCGCAAACAGGAGGGCAAACAATGAAAGACTTATTTACAGCCACTACAGAAGAGCGCGAAATCATTGAACGCATCGCCAAGCGGGCTGTCGCCCTTTACCGCAAATACGGCAATACCGACGTCGATGAGCTGGATATCCAGATGGACCTGGAAGCATGTCATTGCAACGGGTGTCCGTTAAAGCTCGCCGATATGGAACAGGCCGATAACTTCAACTTCATGCACGATATCTCCGGCATCAACGCGCACCTTAATCGCAACACGGGAGAACTGAGTAAGCGTTTCCTGCCTCGCTTTTTTGATGCTTCCAAAGAGGGCCGCCATGAATGAGGACATCTACTGCTATTACCACCGGCACGCTCGCCTGGAGATCATCCAGCGCCATGGGCAGACCTATGCGGTCTGCCCGGAGTGCCGAAGAATCATGACTGAGGGCATCCGCTCAGAGCTGAACCGCGCCAATCACGGCAATCATCTTTCATCCGATGATCTGGTACACAAGCTGATCAATAGAGCCGAACCTGTTAATCCCATTCCTCCCGTCTACATCTACATTGACCAGCCATGACCTATGATCCCAATACACTGGCCTATCTCATCGGCCTGCAACTCTCCCGTTTCCCCGGCGCGTGTGATCACTGGGAAGTCTGCGACCCCCGCTGGCCGGGCATGATCGCCATCCGCCTGGAGCATCTCGGCGAGCGCTACGTCCCTGTAGATGGAGAGAGATTTTTGGAGTGGCTCAGCGCCACGCCAGACCTCACCTGGCAGCATGTCGTCGACATGCTGGCCAGGAAACGCAAACAACTTAACAAACAACATACACGCAACAATGGGTAAAATACGCACAACCACTAAAGCAACCGACCAGCAGGTTATTAAGGATAAGGCTGAATTTTATCAGACTCTGGACGACATCGCCCGCAAAGGTGTCGAGCTGGATACCTTGCAGGCCGCCAAGGAGACCGCCATGCAGCAAGTGCTCACAGATCACGACCCCAAAATCAGCGAGCTGACCAGGGAAATTGACCGGCTCACCAAACTGGCCGAGCAATGGGCATCACCTCGCAGGGACGAGCTTTTTTCCAAGGGCCGAAAATCCGGTACCACTGCCCTGACCACCTACGGTTACCGTCTGGGGCAGCCCACCCTCAAGCCCGCCAAGGGCTGGACGTGGGACAAGATTGTCGCCCTGCTCAAGACTACGCGCCGCAAGGCGTACCTGGTCACCAAGGTGACTCCTGACAAGGACGCGATCCGCCAGCATGTCAAGCCTCACAAGCTCGCCAAGCTGGGGTTGGAGATCAGACAGGTGGAGACTTTCTATGTAGAGAGGAGCACCAGGGATGACTAAGATTGAGGTTAAAGACTATGGATACCAAACCCTGCTGACTATCTGGACGGGCACTGAAAGAGGAGGAGCAACAGCCACTCTTGTCTATCTGACACCCAAGCAGCGGCAACAACTGATCAAGGCTTTACAAAATTCCGAACAACAATCCGATCATGAGCAATAA